CTTCAAAGGAGGCAATTTAGATTATATTGGACATTGCTTCAAAGTGTCTTCTGATAAGTATTGGGAGAGCCCGAATGAGAGTTTCGCGGCATTTTGTTGTAGGAAAAATTTCGCAGGAGTCACCCCAAGAATGGAGCGCAGATTTGCTTGGTACGAGAAGCAAAGGCAAGCGTATCGCATGATTCCGCCATCTCGAGTGCAGGGCTATCAGAGCTTTGCAAAGTATGACCGTCCTCAATATGATGTTGATGAGGAGGCCATGAGGCAAGCATTGGAGTGGACAAAGATTCATTTTGCTCCATATTGTCTTGGAAGTCGTGTGATGGATGTCGTGAGTGTGTGGGAGGTTATGGACAAGCAAACCTCCAGCGGTTATCCCTGGTCTTTGAAATGGCCAAAGAAATCCATGATCCCAATTGACGTGGTCCAAGATGTTTGTGACCTTTATTGGGAATCACTTGCTAAAGAGCGTTGTGATTATGTCCCGTTGTGGACTTGCTCACAAAAGAGGGAATTGAGGAGTCGTGAGAAAATCGATGCTGGTCGAATTCGCACGTTTACTGCCTCCCCTTATGAGCAAACGGTTTGTATGAACCGTATGTGTTTGGATATGAATGAGAGGTTTTATTCCTCTAATCCTTACTCATGGAGTTTCGTTGGTTGTTCCAAATTCTCATCTGGATGGGATAGATTGTATCGGAAGCTGGCAAAGCATCCTTGCGCATTTGAACTGGATGAAAAGGACTTTGATTGCAGTTTGCTTGCTTATTTGATGTATGGGCAAGCTCAACTCCGGTGGGAAATGTTGCGAGGAGAAGATCAAACTCCCGAAAACAAGCGTAGGCTGTGGAATCTCTATGATCAGGCTGTCCATTCATTTGTTGTGATGGAAGATGGTCTACTTGTACGTAAGCATACAGGAAATCCCAGTGGTAGTGCAAATACCATTGTGGACAATACGATGATATTATTTCGTTTGTTTGCTTATGCATGGATTCTTTTGCATGAAGAGTACTTGCCTGGAAAGAAAGTTTTGTACTCGGAATTCATGAGAGATGTTGCAGCTAAACTCAATGGTGATGACAATACCTATTCCTGTGAGAAGGAGGTTAGTGAGTGGTTTAATCCAACTAACATCTCCAGGATATGGCAAAAGATTGGTGTTGTCACTAAAACACCGTGTGAAGCGCCTCGAAAAGTTGAGGAATGTGAATTCCTATCACAAGCATT